ATCAGCGAATAAAATGCCTGCTTTGCCTCATCCAGACTCAGGTTACTGTCAGCTATCTCATTCGCCTGGACCACCAGTGTCCCTGTTCCCGGTCTATCTTGGACGACTGCCCGGATTCCTGCCGCATCCAGCGCCTTTTCCAGTCCTGCCCGGTTAAAATCGCTGGGAGCTATGCTCATCCTGCCGGCTGCTATCTCTCTGCGTCTTTCCAGCGGGATATTGGGATTGATGGGGATTCCCAGCATCCGCTCAAACTGCTCCAGCCGCTGCCGGCTGCAAGAGGGAATCAAGGCATCCGCACAAACTCTGCCGACCTGCTGCCAGAAAGGCTCCAGCACTGACAGATAGCTTTCCAGCTCCGCTCGAACCATCGTCCCTGCTTCCAGCCGATAAAGCTGAAGCGAACGCATCCGCTCGTAGATTCTTTTTCTGCAATCCACCCGCTCCACCCCTTCTACTGTCTTGCCATGCGGCAGATTGTACAGTCGGACAGGGTAAAGATTTCCCCCGACAGCGGGTAAAGGTCCTGTGCCGGAAGTTTCACCCTGCAATTTTCCACACCCTCGCAGGTAAAAATCTCCCGACAGACCAGCGCCGGAAATAATCCCTGCCCTATCTTCTGGCGCTCCATCATCCTGCCGACCGCCTGCTGACACAGCGCGCTGATGTCCTCAAAGCTGTATCCGTCCTCTACCGCTATCTCGACCTCGATCTGCTGCGGCTTTTCCTTTGCCTTTTCAATCGACAGGTCCACGTTGATTTCCTTGAGCTGACCGATTTCCTCCTGCATCTGCGCGATCAGTGCCTCGTTGACCCCGGCACCGTGCAGCAAGATTCCCACCGTGTTCACTCCATTCACCCTCGGGACAACCTTGGCACAGCGCACACCCGGATAGCTCATCGCCCGGTCGTAATAAAACGCCTGATTGGTCCCGTTGCTGACCTGCCGAAAGCTGTCCAACAACCGCTGGCGCAGCGCCTCGTCCCCTTCGGCATCCTCTCCGGATAAAATCGCCTGCTCATTGTAAACCGCAGCAATCCCCTGCACCGGCGTCACCATGACCGTCAAGCTACCTGCTGCCACATTGCCGCTTTTGCCTGCGGTTTGGCAACGGACGACGCTTTTGACCTGCGTCTGCCCTGCCTGCAAAGTCACCGGCTGCACGGTCACATACCGGATGCTGCCCGACGGCACCGTCAGAAAAACGCCCTGCGGAATCACGATCGGCTCATCCGCCGCAGCCGTTCTGGAAAAGATCACCTCTCCCTGTGCTGCAATCGCCTTTCTTCGCTGCAATCCCTTCTGCTGTGCGTGCTGTTCCAGCGCCAAACCGGTCGCGGTCTGTGCAAACGCCTGCTTTTTCTCTTCTTCCAACTGCTGATACAGCAGCTCCAGCTGTTCTGCCAGGATGCGAAGGCGAACCCCAATGTCCGACGCTTCATCTGCCGGTATTCCAGTCAGCTCCTCATAACGCTGCTGCATCTTCTGTAAAAAATCCTGTGTCATCTTTGCTCCTTTTAAAAATTCATCCTCCACTCCACGACCGACCGCGCCAGCTGACCGTCCGCAAGGGTACATTCCAGCTCAAACTTTACCAACAGCTCGTCCGCCTGCGTGCCTTGCTTGCACCTGGCTGCAATAACCCGCACCTCCGGCATTTCCAGCAGCGCCTCCTGGGCATATTCCAATGCCAGCTGCTCCCGCTGCGCCGGCGCTGTCCTTCCCAGGGTGTGCAGCAGGCTTCCCAGCTGCGGATTCAGTACAAACTTCCCCTTTGGCACCGTCAGACGTACCATCGCCCGCTGTACCAACTGCTGTGCGCCGTCCACCTCCTGCAAAAAGCCCTGCCCGTTGCGGCTGTGATCTCCGTGCTGTAACAGAATCTCCATCCCTATCCCTCCTGTTTCCATTCCCTGCCGTTGAGCAGCAGCCGTCCATCCCTACACAGCCGGATGCTGGCTCCGCCTGCCGAACGAATCAAAATTTCCCCTTCCTGCAACAGCTCTTCCTCTGCGGAAGGGTCGCTGACCGCACCCAGGCAGACCTCTCCGCCCTGAGAACCCAGCACCAGCACCGGTGTCCCCTTCGGCGGCTTTGTGTAAATCCCATACGGTGCGCAGCGCTGCAATCGGCGGTATTCACAGCTGCCGACCACATACTGCTCCCCATGCTTTGCGCTCTCCGCCCGGACCCATCCGCTCTCCTTTTGCTGCACATTTCTGCCTGCGCCCTTCTTTGCAATCCACATCTATACCCCTCCTCATTCCAGAATCAGCAGGCTGCGCTCCCTGCCGTCCTCATACTGAAGCTCCTTGCTGATTAAACTTCCTGCACACCCTCCCTCTGGAAGCTGCACACGGATCCGGTCTCCCAGTTGCCAGTCCACCAGTTTCCCCAGCTCCAGCTCCCAGCGGATTCTGCCCTCCATCGACCGGTTCATCCGCCGCTGGGCGTCCGCTGTCGGACGCTCCCACTGTTCCGAAGGAATCAAGCAGTGCCTTCTTTGGATGGCAAGTCCCTGTGCCTGCGGGTTTTCGATTCTGGTGCTGTACCTGCCCCATTCGTCCCGCAGCAACACCTGTGAGATCACCTTTTCTCTGCGCACCACCCGGCTCAGACGCAGTACCGCATCCTGCACACCGACCAGATGGCTTTGCTTCCCCGGCAGCCTTGCACTCACCCTCGACAGATGCACAAACGGCTGCTGTCCCAGCGCCTGGATACAGCCGTCCGAAAAAGCCTCCCACTCGCTGACTCCCTTGCCGACCCGAAAGTGGCTCAGCACCGCCGCTTGCGGCAGGTCGTTTTGAAATCCGTAGGGCTTGATGTGTTTTTCAAACAGCTCCTGCAAGGTTACCCGTCTGTACTCCTGCGGGATGGCTTCGTTGTCCATCAGCACCGCTGCATCCGACCGTCCCCAAAGCTCGGTGTGGCATCCGGTCCCGTCAACAAAGGTTTTCCGGCGGTCGCAAAAGCCTCGAAACAGCCTTCTGCCGCCGCTCTGCACCTCGATGCGGACAACTTCCGCTTCCATTTGCTGCAAACATCGCACCTTCAGGCTGTCTGCGGGCGTATCTGCCGAACAAACCCAGGAGAACAGGGTCATTCCTCCGATTTGCTTGCGGCTGCCGTCAAGCAGCTCCACAAAAATGTTTAGCTCCATCCCTTTGCTTTCCTTTCTTCCACAAACCGGACCCGATACTCCACCAGCTCCTGCCCGCCGACTCCAACCATCTCCACCTCTTCCAGCACTGCCTGCATCGGCTCAAGACCTGCTCCGCTGAGCAGACCCACACCCTGTCCAGCCAGCTTCTGCAAAGCGTAAAACTGTTCCAATGCATCGGCTCCAAACAGTTCGCCTTCTCCCTCCACCACCGTCAATCCGTTCCCCAGCAGCTGCAAATGCTCTCCCACACCATAACAGCAGCTTCGACTGACCTTCTGGCAGCGGCTGACCTTCAATCTGGCAGGATTATAGCGAAAAACATATTCCTTAAATCGCAGATTGGTCATCCAACCACTCCTCCATCCTTGTCTGGTAGCGCCCGGAAAGCCGTTCCAGCTCGTCCGAAATCTCCTGCAATCCCGATTGCTCCCGCACCTGTTCCACAACCTGCCGCTCCCCGCGGTAGCTTACCTGCGGCGGCTGTTCCTCCTGCGGCGGCGCTTTAGGATCCTGCCCCTGTTTTTTCTCCTCTTTCCGCTGCATTTCCCGGGAAATTTCCTGATACTTTCCTGCTCCTTCGTTCGACAGCTCATCCTTCTGCCCTGTCATCCTCTTTAAAAGCGGCACAAAAAAGCTGCTGCGCAAAAACACATTCAGGTTTTCCTGCATCTTTTCTTCCGACATCATGCTCTCTCCTCAAATCGCTGCTGATACTGCTGTGCCAGTCGGGCAATTTGTCCCAGTTCCATCCGGTGCAGCAGCTCCACCGCACTGTCAAACACCGGATATTCCCCCTCCTTCAGCGAAAAACGCAGCAGGGCGGCATTGTTTGCCACCGCCCACAGCTGTTCTCTGCGCGCCTGGTCCATCCCTTCATCGGCAAGCCCGCACAAAAACGCAAACGCCCGTCCTGCCTCCTGCCCTAGCTGCACCTCCTGTGCCGCGCTCAATCTGCACACCTTCATCCCTGTCCTCCTATATCTTGATCCGTCTGCTGGCAACCAGACTCACCTTCTCCAAAACGACCTCTCCTACCGATGCCGACTGGGTGATATCCGACCACTCGCACCCCGAATAGATGATTTTGCAGTCCGGCTGCACGATTACCAAGTTGAATCCGCTCAGTTCATAAAAATCCACCCCTTGCGCCTGACATAAGCAGACACGGGACAGCTCAATCCAGTGCTGCACCCGACCGCCCACCGTACCAACCGGCTCGCTGCTTCCAAACGCCTCCACATACCGGCTCTGGCGGGAGGATTTTACCCGGTAGCTCTGCGCCGCTGCAACCTTGGTGCCGTTGACCTCGATGTAAATATCCGCACTGGTCGGAATTGAAACTAACGCCATCCTCTTCCCTCCTTAAATCGAGATGTGCGCCGTCAGATAGATACGACTGAACACCGCTGCCAGATCAAACTCCAGCTCCACCACGCACACCGAAGGGTCCTCTTTCTGCACATAGGCGACCGGCGGCTCAAAGGAGGTGATCAGCCCCTGCTGCTTCTTTTCGTCCAGCACCACCGCCGCCTGCGAAACCACGCTGTCCTGCGAAAACCCCACCCGTTTGCCCTTGAGCATCTCGGACAGTCGTTCCCGCACAGCGCGGATGATTTCATCAATCATCATCACCACGTTCACCGAGCTAAAGGTCCTGTCCTCCTCGTTTCCGGTGCGGGTACGGGTGGTCACACAACGGATACATTCTGCCTGACCGTCTGCCATCTCCAGCACCGTCACACCGTCTCCCAGCAGCGTTTCAATCTCCTGCTCGCTCAATAATTCCAGCTGTTCGATGCCCTCCAGCGGTCGGGAGTGGTAACTGTCCATCGCTTCCCCCACCGCCAGCATCGCTGCCACCGCCGCTGCACAGGCAGTCAGGGATTCCTCCTCCTTCATCCCTGCTTTCTGGCAGCAGAGCACCATCCGTTCACAGTTGAGTGATTTTGCTGTCTGCGCCGCCTGCTCCTTTGCAACACAGCCGATCGCCAGTCGCTCCCGCTCATTCTGC